CGCCTTGGCATGCCGTGGTGGGCCTTGGCTGCGCCTTGGCATGCCGTGGTGGGCCTTGGCTGCGCCTTGGCATGCCGTGGTGGGCCTTGGCTGCGCCTTGGCATGCCGTGGTGGGCCTTGGCTGCGCTAAGTCGTTGATTTTGCAGGGATTTTCCTATTTTTTCCGACAATCATTGCCAATCGGCCCAGTTTCGGCCCAGAAAATGGGTTTCATCAAACCATTTCTACCCCCCAAACCCTCAATACCCCTTACGTCGGCTTTTTAAAAAAAAAAATTTGCCTCCATTTTTTCAGACCCGCCAGAAAATTCAGAAGGCACTTTTTTTCAGCCCGCCAGCAAACGAAATCGAACAATGTCCATCGCATCTTTGAAATCCCGCCGTGATTGTTCCATCGCGTCCTGCTGCTCCTTCATCCGCCAGTAAGCGTCCTCCGCGAACCGCGCCAGGTTCTCATGACTCCATGCGGCAAAGTTCGGGCCGTCCGTTTTTCCCATCTTTCCCATTTTTCAATCCTTACATCAATCTTACAAAGCCTGTGGATAACTTTTTATCCCCTGAATTCCAAGTCAGTACCCAAACTACCCGCATCCATCTGGTAACCGGTAACCCCTTCTAAAGAAGGGGGTTACCACAGTTACCACTTTATGGCTGTTTTGCCCCCGGTAACCGGTTACCAAAAAGTTACCAGCGGTTACCAGTTACCAGTGGATAACCTGTGGATAACTATCGCTGACCCTTGTCCATGATCAGGGAACTGGCCCATGCTCCGTCCTCAATTACCCACCCATATTCATGGGGAGCAATGAGTCCACCGACCAGCAAAGTATTGATCAGCTTGCCATCGGCGGCAGGCTTGATGTACTGTTTCGCAGATTTTTCCCCGATGTTCATGTCGGTCATGAGGTAACTGAGCAATCCACTTTCAGATACATAGGGTTTACCCTGGCGCTCTTCTGCCGCAGTTGCCCACCATCCATTGGCGAAAGTCTTTTGCGCTGTGGCAATCTTGCTGTCCTTCTTGGCTGATGGTGGTGGAGCATCCTCTTGCACAAGCACCGCACTGGTGACCTGAATTCCATCCTCATCAAACCAGCCTGGGATTTCCACGCTCTTCAAGCTGGCGTGAAGTGGTGCTGCCATCTCGGCGTCTTTGGACTTGCGCTGGACGATCTGCATGGGTGTGTCGCCCTTGCCCGGGACAATGCTGATCTCGATGTCCAATGCGCCCTTCCAGGCACTCGATCCACGCGCCCGGTGCTGGGTTTCATCTGAATTGCCGGTGTGGTGAACCAAGATCACTGAGCATTTGAATTTGATCATCAATGCTGCGCACGCATCAAGCATCGTTTTGGCGTCCTGTGAACTGTTCTCATCACCTACCAAGAATCGGTGCAAAGTATCAATCACGAGTACGTCAGGAATTATGTCAAGGGCTGCGATGCTATCCATGACACGTTTCAGACCTGTTGCCGTGTTCAAATCGCAACCATCTTTTGACAGCCACATTTGCAACTTGGATGCCTTGTTGTAATGCTTCCAGGCTGCTATGCGTCCACGCAATCCTTGGTGGCCTTCACCGGCCAGGTAGACGATCTTGGCGGGTTTTACCTTGTTGCCCATCCACTCATCCATGCCAGACCCCATGCGCAGGCACCAATCAAGCACTGCGAAGGTTTTGCCACCGCCTGATGGCCCATGCACCATGATCAGGGCTTCCTGCTGGATCCAGTTCTTTACAAACCATTTGATGGGGGCAGGCTGGGCGGCGAAATCGTCGGCGGGGACAAGCCATTCGATCTTTGGCGGGTTGAGCAGCAAGTTCAGGTCATTGCCTGCCTGCGCATAGTCATTGGCGTCCCCAAGGGTCGGTGGCATCACCATCCGAACGCCGTACTTTGCTGACGCCTGCTCTGCGTACTTCTGACCGACTCCAGAGGCGTCATGGTCGGCCACAATGACCATGTCTGGGTAGAGGGTGTGCAACGTGGCGACCACTGGCACGATATTGCTGGCGCTGTAGGCCACCACGCATGGCCGACCGGTGATTTCATGGATGGTGGCTGCGGTGGCGAATCCCTCGGCCACGTAGAGCGGGCCTGGTTCCTCTGTGTTGCCAATGATGTTGAACTTCCCGCCTGTGGCGCCACCGGGGTGATAGAGCTTGCCGCCCTCATTGTCGATGTACTGGAGCGTGGACAGAACGCCGTCCTCATCGTAAAGCGGAACCACCAACCGGCCATCGCCTGTGACCCGTGCGCCGTTGGGTCTGATGCCTTTTCGCGCCAGGTATGGATGCTCTGGTGATGCTCCTGTGCATCCTGTCCATATGGTGTCCACCGTGTTGGCAGCGGCCTCCTGGCTTTTCTTCTTGTCCGCGTCGCGCAAATTCTTGGCCTCATTGGTGCGCCGGGCGATAGCCATCTCATCTACCTGGGTCAATTCGCGGCCAATATCGGCTTTGAATGACACATCCTCACCTGCGCGCCAGCAGCCAAACCGGCCGGCCGGTACACCATCACCAAACACCACGTACCAGCCAGGCTTATCAGTGTGACCGCCTTCACCCTTGGTGTTGGAGCGGAACCTGTGCAGAGCGCCATCAAGGAAGATCTTCTCTGGTGGTGTGATGCCGTGATCCAGCATGGCACTGCGAAGCTGATCCTCTGGTGAAGAGACTGGTTTAGGTGCCGGTGGTGACCATGCGCCACCAAAAATGGATGTTAGATCAGCCACGGATTACCTTTCTACTTTCAAGATAGTCACTGAGTTTTTGCATGACGTTGTAGGTAGGATTTGCGCCTAAATCATCGCGTATTTGACGGATGGTGTTGTAGTGCAATCCAGTAGCTTCCGCTACCTTGCGAGGCATCCTATCTTTAAGAGCTTCACGTACTTCTTTAAGACTCATCATTTTTTTTCACCTTTTTTGTTGCGATGTGCAAATTGTACGATACAATGTGACCACACACCGAACTGATTTCCAGACGGGTGTGAAAAAAGGAGAGCCAAATGGCTATCAATCTCAAGAGTACCGGCGGCCTTGCAGCCAATGGTGTAAAGGTGCTTGTATATGGACAAGCTGGTGCAGGCAAGACCTGGTTATTGCAGACCTTGCCCAATCCAATCATATTGTCGGCTGAAGGTGGTCTGTTGTCCATCCAAGATGCTGATTTACCCTACATCGAGATCAACTCGATGGAAACGCTGCTTGAAGCTTACGCTTGGCTGACAACCAGCGAAGAAGCAAAAGGCTTTCAGTCGGTCGGTTTGGATTCGATCAGCGAGATCGCAGAGGTCGTTCTCAACTACGAGAAGAAGACCAACAAAGATCCACGCGCTGCCTACGGTGCGATGCAAGAGCAGATGGCTGACATCATTCGCAACTTCCGCGACATTCCCGGCATGCACGTTTTCATGACGGCAAAGCTGGAAAAGTCCAGTGACGAAATGGGTCGCCAGTTGTACAGCCCATCGATGCCAGGTAATAAGACCGGCCAGTCGCTGCCCTACTTCTTTGATGAAGTGCTGGCGCTGCGAATTGAGAAGGATCAGGACGGATCGACACAACGTGCGCTTATGTGCGACAGCGATGGCCTGTGGGTTGCCAAAGACCGCAGTGGCAAACTTGCCGCATGGGAAGCACCAGACCTGTCCGAAATCATCGCCAAGATCGGAGGCCGTAAATGAACTACGACGAACCAGCATTCCCAGTCAACTTTGCCAACGACACCGAGTGGCCGATGGAAGATCCATTTGGACGCCACATTCCTGAGAACTCAAACAGCCAGTACGTCGGCATCACCAAGCGTGATTACTTTGCAGCCAAAGCGATGCAGGCATTGATTTCCAAAGCGCCATTTGGATTTGGATCACCAGGCGATGAATATTATGGGGCCGCAGCAAGAGGTGCTTACTATTATGCAGACGCAATGATTGAGGAGTCCAACAATGAAAACTGAACTTTACGACCATTACATTGCTGGTGGACTCACGCCAGAAGAAGCAGCTTTGGCTGTAAAAAATGCCGACTATCCAACTGAAATCTGTGAAGATGTTTATTACACATTGATGGGATCGTTCCTTTTTGAAGATAGTCCACAAGGACATAAATTTTGGTTTGACGTTGCAGGAAGAATTGACAAATGATTAAAGAACCATCACTCGCCCAACAATGGGAAATCGCCAAGTCCACCGAAGCTGAATGGACTCAACGCCGCCGCAAGATTGAAGATCAATTGGTCAAGCAACTTGAAATTCCAGAGAATCTGGACGGCACAAAAAATGTTGAAGTTGGCGACTACAAGATTAAGATTGAAGGCCGCATCAACAAAAAGGTCAACAGCGACAAGCTGCAAGAACTTGCGGTGGAAGCTGGCCTTGAAGATCACCTGTCCAGCCTATTCCGCTGGAAGCCAGAAATCAACGCAACTGCCTGGAAAGCTGCCGACCCAGCACTGACCAATCATTTGCTTGGTGCAATCACGTCCACACCTGGACGCCCCTCGTTCTCCGTTACCCTCATCACGAAAGACTAAATATCATGGCATTCCTCGACGAAACCTTTGAGGCAGACAGCCTCCCCGTTGGCAACACAAGCTACGGCGCAATTCCTGCTGGCTGGTACAACGCCACCATTCAGAAAGCTGAACTCAAAAACACGAAGGCTGGCAATGGTCGAATGATCAGCCTGCGCTTGGCAATCACTGGCCCAACCCATCAAGGCCGGGTGGTGTTCTGCAATCTGAACATCAACAACCCCAACCCCCAGGCTGAAGAGATCGGACGCCAGCAGTTGGGTGAGATCATGCGAGCAATTGGCCTGGCCCGTGTAGGCGACACCGATGAATTGGTCGGCGGTATGCTGTCGGTCAAACTGGTGCTGAAGAACGATGGCGAAGAAAACGATGTCAAGGGCTTTAAAGCTGTTGGCGGTTCGATTCCAAAGGCAATGCCAAGCTCAATGCCTGCACCCGCAGCATCTCAATCCGCACCTGCAAAAGCTGCACCACCTTGGGCCAAAAAATGAGCACGTACGCAGAACTCGAGATGAAGATCGTGCAATGGGCGGAAGCCCGCAAGATCATTCCGAACAGCACACCGGCCACGCAGTTGCTGAAGGCCGTGAGCGAGTTGGGTGAACTGGCTGACGCTACGATCAAAGACGACCGCTTGGGCATCATTGACGGTGTGGGCGATGTGATGGTTTGCCTGATTAATTTCTGCGCACTCCAAGACATCAACCTGGTGACTTGCATGGACATCGCCTACGATGAAATCAAACACCGCAAAGGCACACTGATGCCAAATGGAGTTTTTGTAAAGGCATAGTTTACGGGGGGATGCGTACTCCATGATTTGCATGCTCTGTGTCACCATGCAGGCTTAATGAGGCAAGTCCCCCCACCATTTACGGGAAGCAATGTCGAGTATCGGGTTAGCGCCGGTATTGCATATTCCTCATAATAGACACTGCTTGATGTGAGTCGGCATTGCTTCCCACCACAATACAGGACAAGATATGAACATAGACATCGTTGAAGTTGCGCAAGAAATCGAGACTCTGGTCAGCAAAGAATTCTTGACATGGTTGCCAAACAATCTGCATATATGGGAAGCTTTTTGCGAACAGGCTTTCAAGGTCAGAGAGCGTGGGTTTAGCCACTACTCATCGAGAACAATCATCCACTTTTTGCGCCATCACTCTGCGATCAATGAAGTGGGTGGCCCGTGGAAGATTAACAACAATTACAGCCCGTATCTGGCCCGATTGTTTGACCATCGTTTTCCAGGCTCTGCTGGGCTTTGGGAATACCGCGAAACAAAACGCGCCAAAGCTGATCACGGAATTTTTGGACAAGAAGAATCATGAAAATCCCAGAGCCAACAACACCCGTGGTCACTATTGCCACGTTGATCGACGAGGCGCATCAAAAGCGCCAGGAAAAGCCGCGTCCACACCTTGGCTGCTCAATGCTTGGTCACTCATGTGATCGCTGGCTCTGGCTGTCATTCCGTTGGGCTGTGATCGAGAAGTTCCCAGGCCGCATCTTGCGATTGTTTCGCCGTGGTCACCATGAAGAACATTTCATCGTGTCCGATCTGCGCTCCGCAGGCGTTGACATCCGCGACACCGCTGGCGCCCAGAGCCGGGTTGACTTTGGTACGCACGTTTCAGGCTCAATTGATGGCGTGATCCACTCTGGTGTGCCGGGTGCCGAAAAGGGCAAGCACATTGCTGAGTTCAAGACCCACGCCCGGAAGTCGTTTGAGTCCGTGGTCAAAGAGGGTGTAGAGAAATCCAAGTGGATGCACTTCGTTCAAATGCAGGTCTACATGCTTGGCTCCAAAATCGACCGGGCGCTCTACTTGGCGGTCTGCAAAGACGACGATCGCATCTACACCGAACGAGTGCGCCTGGACAAGGAGCTGGCCCAGAAATTTGTCGATCGCGGTCATCGCATCGCCCTGACAGATCGCCTGCCAGAGCCAATGAACACCGATCCAACCTGGTATGAGTGCATGTATTGCCCAGGCCATGATTTCTGCTTTGGCAGCAAGACCACCAAAGAAGTGAATTGCCGTACCTGCGCCAATGCGACAGCCCTAAGTGACAGTACCTGGCACTGCGCCAAATGGGACGATGTGATCCCGGTGGACGCCCAGCACGCTGGTTGCGAAAGCCATGTCCTGCATCCAGATCTGGTGCCGTGGCAGCAAATCGACAGTCCCAAAGACTGGGTCGCCAAGTACCGCATCGGCAAGAAGGAAGTTATGAACGGTGAGCCTGGCCCTGATGTGTATTCATCCAAAGAATTGCTGACAAACCCAGATGCCTGCGGCCAGCCCCACAACTTCATCGACAAGATGCGTTCAGAATTTGGTGGCCGACTATGCTGAGAGACTACCAACAAAAAGCCATAGATGACCTCTACAAGTGGTTTGGCGATGGCAACCAAGGCAACCCCTGCTTGGTACTGCCTACAGGCTCAGGAAAGAGCCATATCGTGGCGGCGTTGTGCAAGGATGCACTGCAGAACTGGCCCGAGACTCAGGTTTTGATGCTGACCCATGTCAAGGAGCTGATTGAGCAGAACGCCGAAAAGATGCGTCAGCACTGGCCCAACGCGCCGATGGGGATTTACAGCGCCAGCATGAGGAGCAAGGAACTGGGCCAGCCCATCACCTTTGCTGGCATCCAGTCGATCCACAAACGCGCACATGAGATCGGCCACATCGACCTGGTCATCATTGATGAGTGCCATTTGGTCAGCCACAAGAACGAGGGCGGCTACCGCAAGCTGCTTGGCGACTTGCTGGCAATCAACCCGGCAATGCGAGTGATCGGTTTGACGGCTACACCCTACCGCCTGGGGCATGGCCTGATCACCGACAAGCCCGCGCTGTTTGATGGCCTGATTGAGTCGATTACGATCCCTGAGTTGATCTTCAAAGGCTTCTTGGCGACTCTACGCTCTAAAGTGACCAAGTCGAAGCTGAACACCGATGGCGTCCACAAGCGCGGTGGTGAGTACATCGAGTCGGAATTGCAAGATGCTGTGGACACCGACGAGCAGAACCATGCAGTTGTGCGCGAGGTCATCTCGCTGGCCGGTGATCGCAAGGCATGGCTGTTTTTCTGCACTGGCGTTGATCATGCAAAGCACATCGCTGAAGTCCTGATCTCCAACGGCATCGCTGCAGGCTGTGTGACCGGTGACACGCCAAAGAAGGAGCGCGAGGAAATGCTCAAGGCATTCAAGACCGGCCAACTGCGGGCGCTCACCAATGCCAATGTGCTGACCACCGGCTTTGACTACCCTGACATCGACCTGGTCGCCATGCTGCGGCCAACGATGTCGCCTGGACTGTACGTGCAGATGGCCGGCCGTGGCCTGCGACCCAAGTCACACACCGATCACTGCCTGGTGCTGGACTTTGCTGGCGTGGTCGCAACGCATGGGCCTATCACCGCCGTGCAGCCGCCAAAAAAGGGTGGCGAGGGCAATGGTGAGGCACCCGTGAAGGTCTGCGACAACTGCGGTGAATTGTGCGCCATCTCAATGTCCGTATGCCCCGCCTGCGGTACAGCCTTCCCGGCGCCAGAGCCACCAAAGATGCTGCTCCGCAATGATGACATTATGGGCCTGGAAGGCACCGACATGGAGGTGACATCATGGAACTGGCGCAGGCACACAAGTCGGGCGAGTGGAAAGGATATGCTGGCCGTGACCTACTATGGCGCTTTGAGTGATTCACCAATCACCGAGTACCTGCCGGTGCTTCACGATGGCTATGCGGCCAACAAAGCCATGAGCTTGCTGCTGACAATGGCAAGGCAAGGCGGCGTGTCTTTGCTGAATATTGAAGGTCTTGAAGCCATTGCAAACGAGATGAACACCGCTCAGGCGCCAAGCTTGGTTGAGTTCAAGAAAGACGGAAAATTTTACCGAGTAATAAGGAGAGAATGGTAATGAGACACCCGATACCGAAGATCGTTGCAGACTACGACCGATTGATTGCTCTTGGCCCACCAAGATGCTGCCACACCTGCGAGTTCTACGACATCAAAGGAATGTGTACAGCTTTCTTTATGGAGCCACCAGAGGCGTTTGCGGCAACGCCAAACGAGTGTCCTGAATACGAAAATGAGGCGCCATTTTGATCCCCTCAGAACACTACGAACAAGCCCTAGTCGTGCAGTGGTTTAGACGCACCTACCCAGGCGTCCTGATCCACTCAATCCCCAATGGCGGGGCCAGGAGCATGGCGACTGCTGTGGCACTCAAGGTGGAAGGCACCGTCAAAGGAATCCCCGACCTCTTTGTGCCAGCCTGGCGACTCTGGATCGAGATGAAGCGCGTCAAGGGTGGCGTCTTAAGTCCAGACCAAAAAGAAATTATCGCGTACCTAGAACGTGTTAATTATTCTGTTATAGTGGGAAAAGGTGCTGAAGATGCAAAGCAGCAAATCAGTGCCTACCACTCAACTCTTAAAGGATAAGACAATGGCAATTCGTATCTATGTTGTCACCGACAACGAAACCCAAAAGCAGCGCCTGATTCGCGCCGCAAACCGCGCTGAAGCTGTACGCTTTGCTTCTCGCACTCGCTTCAGTGTCGAGGCCGCAAGCCAAGACGACTTGGTCAACCTGTTGCCCAATGGCGTGAAAATTGAAGTATCCAAAGTTGATTTGGATAGCAAACCACTGTTCCAAGATGAAGCAGCAACAGCCTAAAAAAGAGGTCAAAGAGTTGTTCCTAAACATCCGGATGCCTGCATCCGTTATGGAAGAACTCAAGATCGCGGCTGAAGCCAACACCAGGACTATTTCTGGTCAGGCTTTGCTTTACATCAAGCAAGGCATTGCCCAGAAGTCTTGATGCGAGGCTGAAGAAAGATCACTTTATGTGGTCTTTTTTTGACTAAAATGTTGAAACGTGTTTTTTTGTGTTAGGATCACAGCATGACTTCAAAATTCTTTGGCTACTCTTTCATCGTCCTTGTCCTGTATGGCTTTGTGTCTCACCAAGACCACCAGGATGAGATAAAACAGGAGGCTGATTACTGTTCAATGGTGGCGCTCTGGAAAGCGGATGCCTTGAAGAAAATCCCAAAACGGGCCAGGGCAGGTTGGCCCCCATTCAAACCGGAGATTTCATGCGAATAATCAAATGGCTGACGTCTTACTTCGCCGCCGTGTTCAGTCTGGTGGTGGCCGTTGGACTTATCGGCTTCACCTTTGGAGCGTGCTTTGGCGCCGCCAACTACGCTTTCAAATTGGCCTTTCAACTTTGGAGTACAACATGAGCGCAGCAATTTACGAACCCCCTGGCACATGGACGGCCTACACAATTACGCAACCGGCAAAGCCTGTGGGCTACTGGGTGATGTATCCCCAAGCAACTCCGCATA